CTCGTGCTCTGGATCTAATAGTGTGGTGGCCGCTTTCGCGACCGAGCGGAGCACTCGCTTGGCAGGCGAGCGCTTGGGCTGTTTGTTTGTGTTATTCTTCGGCATTTTGCCGGAGGTGGGTAGATTCAACCCAGGATTGGTTGGGAAGCCACCGGTAGACTTCCCATTCCGAACCCCAGTAGAAGGTTGAACTAGTTTCGAAGTGCCATTGATCAAAATGAGCTTCCAAGACCAGTTGCTCATCGATTGGACAATTGAAACACACCGCAAAGCTTTCACGCGCGCATAGCTTGATAGGTTGTGGTTGGAATTCGGTAATAGGAACGCCAAAGAGTTTGAGCTCCCTACCGACTCTAGCACGCAAGCCATCGCTAGCACGGCTAATATCTTTCGGCCTACCCACGTTGCGAAGGATCGCGACAGCGAATGCCTGAAGAACGGGGACACCTAGGTTCAAGACAAGTTCACACATGCCTATAGCTTGAAGAACCTTGATGCGGTAATTTGGATCCTGCCAATGACGGATCCCTGAGAGTGATTTGCTGATGACTGCCCTCCAGTCCCGCACAAACTTGAAGCGGGCTTCGGTATACTCGACGACCGAAGACTGACAGAAAACCACCTTGTGGATGGAGAAAGCTACATTCTCCACCTTCAACACCATGCCCATTTCCAAGAAGACTTGGCAAATGCTAGACTGCACGGTAACGAGATCACCACGCTCGATGAGGAGCAGGCAATCATCGCCATCGTCAAGTGTGTCCCATTTCAAAAGCACAACTGTGGTGGCGTATGCTTTCACCATGATAAGCATAATAGCGCAGTTGCCGCACGCGGTGTTCATGTCACCGCTCATGCGTCGACCTGCGGTAACATACTTGATACCAGAGGATGAAAACACCTTACTACGTAGTTGCATGTTCAGGAGCCGCCTGAACTCATGCGAGGGGTTGCACTTCAGATAGACCGAGTGTTCAACCACCAAATGCTTGATAGAAACATGCTTGTCGAAGCGAGAGGCATCCAAAGAAAGAACAACTGGGTCAACGAAGCCTAACATCTTGGCGTGCAAGAGTTCGGCTCTGTCGACGGAGTTGAGTCCTTTGGCAATGTTGCGACTACGGGGAACACCCTCACTGAAGTAAGTGGTGTGGTACAGGTAATGCTCGATAGGTTGTAGATGCTGGGCAAGGCCAACACAATACACAGCGGATCTGAACTGAATAGCTCTAGGGTCCGGGTTGCGTTTGGCGTTGCCATCGAATCGTTCAGCCTTGACGAACATGGTGCAGTAGGCGTGTCGCTTGGTCACCCCACCGGCTAAGTATCGCTCCACGGCCTGTAAATAGCGCTCACGTTTTGCACCGCCATACCTGTTGGGCATGGTTAGCAAGTCTTGAGGAGCTATAAACGGCAGCGTGTGGGCGAAAGCACGGGCGGCGGCCAGCATTGTTTGGAAACCCAATGTTGAAGGTTTTGGTACCACCCCGATCACACGCCCAACGACAGCTCGGAGCTGATTGTGGTAGCAATCGAAGTGGAAGGTGGGACGAAAAACCTCGGGGTGTTCGAGGGAAGCTATCCGAACCAAAAGCTTATCATGGCGGTCAGTGTCTGGGACGTGGGGAAGAGTTATAGAACAGCCTTCATCTACAACTCTGGTGCTGCTGTCACCCACGCACACTCCACAAACACTGACCGGCGATACCTAGGTAGTGAGTTGGCGGTTCCACTTAAGGAGGCCACCAACCACACCCTTAGCGCGAGCGAGTCCACGCCAGACGCTTCCAGCGCCCCAATGATGATAGGCTGCCTCTTCCGGGGCGGTTATCGTCATTGCGACGGTGGCTGCTTCAACCACTTGGGTGGTCACGGATCTCTCCGGCCACTCCTTGCGATGAGCATTGCACCAAGCACGACCCTGGCTAATGAGGTTAGCTGACGTTCTGGTGTCACGCGGTTTGAAGGCCACGTTTAGAACCAGATGGTACAACAACTCCGGATCGACACTGTGCTGCAAGGCAGCATGGTCTACTACGGTAGCTAGGTTTCCACCAACAACCTTATCCCCACTAAGTACCCACTCCCACCACAAGGCTGTAACCTGCAACAACCTTTGGTAGGTCCAAACAAACCATACACACACACTGGTGCCGCCCAACAACACCCATCTCATGGCCCAAACGTCAACCACCAGTTCGGTGTGACTGGTGGCGTAGCCGAGTTGAAACATCTCGAACCAACGACCGAAGCCCTTGGTTAGGGGAACGTCCTCAAATCGGCCGTGCGAGC